TCCAGCAAGTGCTATTTCAATCACATAAGAATCTTCGCCAACTTGCTTTAAGTTGTACGGTGGATAATTAGTTGATGTATTCATTAATTTTTCGAGATCTTTGAAGTGGCGATCCCAACCAATAAAAAATGGATCTTTAAAAAGATCCAGTGCGAAATGTGTTACCATTTTATTCCTCCTTCAAGCGAATAAGTTAAATTAGGTCCCGTTTGGCGACCTATATATATTGTACCATATTATTCAAGTGGCATAATCCCTTTGTCTTCAATGATTCTTTGAGCTTCTTCCGTTAAGCTAATTGTTGCTTGTAAATTTTCATCGTACTCTACAGATATCAAATCCTTGCTGTACAATTCTAGTAATGTATCATCTACGTAATCGGTATGTGCTTTCCATAACTCTGGTGCCATATCTTTTGCCGTATCTGTAACTTTAAAAACTATTTCTCCAGATTCATCTATACCAGACAATTCTATTGCGCCAATTTCCATATAGTAATTAAATAGATCATTATCTTCAGAATCTTCCACAGCATCTCCTTGTGCAACAGGTAGGACTTGAACCTACGATTACCGAATTATGAGTTCGGGGCTTTAACCAACTAAGCTACTGTTGCTCATAATTAATATATTATATATATTATATCTGAGTAGGTCAATAGCTTAAAATTTATTATGCTTATAAAAATCTTTTGTATGAATAAATCCAGGCAAAACATATCTCATTGGGCCAGCCTCTGGTGCTTTTACTCCATGCCTAAATTCTTCTGTTCCAGGAAATATTAAAAGTGAACCAGGTTTTGGCTTTATTTGAAATTCTTTGTGCACAAAATAAAATTCTCCACCATTATAGTTATCATTTAAATAAATAATAGATGCATATTGTATTGATGGATCTGTGTGTACATCTGTATGTTCTTTTAATGGAACCCCATCATATTGTCTTTGAATACTTCCAAATCCTGGGATATCTAGCTCTGGAAGATCTTTTAAAACATCTTTAAGTCTTTGAGTAATTACATGTCTTTCATCTAAAGAGTTTGTACTTATTATTTTATCTGCCCAATTATCTGTTACTTCAAATTTGCCCTCTTTAACTAAATTATCTACATCATCTCTACCAAATTTTGTTAAACAAAATCTTTTTAAATTTGCTAAATACTCTACTCTCCACCCATCATCATCAGTAGATTCAGCAACTTTAAGCAAAGTTTCTATTTCTTCTTTTTTTAAAAAATCATCTACTAATATTACTTCATCTATTACATATCTAGCACTATATCCATTTTCAATAAATTTAGATAGCATTTTTACCCCCAGAAATATTTGCTTCTACAATTTGCTGGACATACTCAGAAAAATGCTTTCTAACATTTCCAGGTGGTCTTGATCCAATTGCATTCCATATTCTTGTATATTCTATTATATTTGAAAATGTTGTTGGACAAATCATAAGACCATTATACTCTTTTAAAACTGTTGGTAAAGGAACATGTTTTCCACAACATTTACACTCTTTAGCTTTTTCTTGATATATACTCATATTACCATCATCCTATCCATTGCGTCTTTAAGTTCATTTGGCATTTTTGGTGCCCTTATCATATTTACTGAAGATACGTCTGGGTTATCCTTACTAAAATCATTATCATAAGACATTGATTCGTATGTGTGTATGTTAATTTCTTCATTTGAATCAAATCTAGTTCCACGTATTGCATTAAATATTGATCCACAAACAGCATCTGCCAAGTCTTTTGATCCTTTTCTTGGGTGGTCTACCTTATCTCTCATAATTTTTAATTGCAATAATTCATCTATAAGTAAAGGAATGTGTGGACCTTTTAGTCTTTCTTCTAAAACTATCATCGCCATATCGTCGTAGTGTTTTTTAGCGACAGATAGAATTTCTGTATTGATGCCGTATTGTTTTAGTTGTTGCATCATATCGTGAGAATTCCATCTGTCAAAAGTACATAGTCTTATTTTAAACCCTTTTGTTCTTAAAGACAATATGTAATCTTTTACTTCTGTAAAGTCTACAGACTTATCTGGTGTTGGGGTCCAAAATCTTACCGCATCTACTTCTACTATTGGTGCTGGCTGGGTATAAGTATCACTTACTTTTACATTAACCCATTTTTGAACATGTGCTAAAGAAACTGCACAATGGTCATGCTTTTGTGCAAGGTCTACGTGTATAAAATATTCTTTATCTGGGTCTGGTGCGAACCAATTTTCAAATCTTCCAAATTGATCAATAGCAACTGCTGTGTTATTAAATGCTGTTTCTATTTTTTCTCTTGATTTAAAAAATGCATCTACTGCGTCTGACGGCATGCAAGCAAACCTTCCTAATGCATCCATAGAGTTTTTATAAAATGCTACTTTAAAATCATCAATGCTTCTAGTTGGATTAATTTCCCAGGTTGGACGTTTTAATGCATATACTTTTGGAATAGAATAAGAAAGAATATGGTCTTCTTCCCATTCAACTACAAACTCATTACCTTCAGTTCCGTCTGGGAGATCGAGATCCATTTTAAAATTATGGCTTCTTACTATAGTTTCTTTTTCAGCAATAACAGATTCATAAAATTTTTGTATAGGATCATTTTTAAATCTTGGAAAAGAAAGTAATATTACTTTGCCAAAATCTGGGAAACGTGAGTCTACTGATGCTCTGTACATTTCGTATATAGCATCTGCTGTTTTAGCTTGATCGTGCCCAGTTGTATTTTCTGTGGCAAAGCCTGAAATCTCATCAAGGATAACAACAATAACGTTATATCCTTCCCAAGCCTCACGCTCAGAGTGACCAGAATGAACTGTAATAGATTTATCAAACTTCATTTCGGAAGCTTTGTCTGTGTACTTTCCAGTAAACCATGGAGACTTTTCAATACGTGTCTTAAAACCTTTAAAGAAAACATTGTTTGCCTGTTGTGCGTTAATAGCAATATTTAAAATATCAATTGCATCTCCTGGTGGCTTACCGTAATATGATGCTGGGTCTTTTAAGCATAACAATAAATACACAATGTAGGCTGTTGCAATTGTTGAGCAGTAATCTTTACCAGAACCTTTACCGAGTTGGGCAATTACTTCGTTGGCTGTTTGTTTAAATATTCTAGATCCTTCTTCTTCTCCAAATAATTTAATTAAAGTAGACTCTTTATATATTTGAGATGACTTTTCAATTAGTGTATATTGATAATTTGAGAGTGGCGGTAGTGCTAAATAGTTAGAATCCGTAACAAAAGTTTGTAGGTCTACTGGTCTTTCTTCAAACTCTTCATTATCTAAAATATCTATTATATCGGAAAAGTTAAATGACATTGTATTTCCTTGGAACTTTTATATAATTATACAGATTGCTTGAATGTGAGTACCTCACTTTACTTTTTACTTCTTTTACCCCATGCAAACAATGTTCTTCTGCGCTGTGTATAAGCAAATCTCCTTTTTTAGGTTTATATTCTATATTTTGATTTGGATAATAAACTTCACCACCTTCAAAATCATTAAAATATATTATTAATCCATACAAATTATTTTTTTCAAAATGAAAAACATCACCTTCTTTGTATAAAGACGCCTTTTCTCTTAATTGTAAAAAGTCGTGATTATCTGAATGCAGGCCCCACGACTGCCCTTTTTGCATTCTTATTAATCCATTATTTTCATTTAAAAAAATATTATCATTTAAAAGATAGCTTAATCTTTTTTTTATTTCAGAAATTGTAGTTATAGAAATATCTGATGTGTAGCAACTAAAATTGTCGTGCCAGAGATCTTCTTCTATTAAATTAGAGTAATGTATAATCATATCGCATTCATTATCTGTTGCAAAATTATGATATACGTATATGTCTTCTCCAAGTTTTTCAAACTCTTTATTGTTTAGAATATCTATTATATCTGAAAAATCGAATGACATTTTTAAATACTTTCTTAAATTTCAGTTATTGGTTGTTTTGCAGAACCAACTGGAACTTTAACCAATTTATATAAATGATTTGAATGAGAGTATCTAACATTACTTATTAATTTAGTAACACCATGTTCGCATTTAAATCCTGCATCATGTATTACAAGGTCACCTTTTTGTGGTTGATAGTTTATTTTTTGGAAAGGATAATATAGATTTCCACCTTCAAATTGATTAAAATAAAGTATAAGACCCATAACAACATTTTGCCTTAATTCAAAATCTTCGTCTTCTTTTAAATTTTTACTAGCTTTTTCTATTTCTTTAAAATCATGGTTATCTGAATGAAGTCCCCAAAATTGACCTTTTAACATTCTCACAATGCTTAAATTATCTCCCAGATAAACATCATTATCTAACAGTTTTTCTATTCTTTTTTTAATTGGAACTAATAAACCAATTTGTTGATCATACCATTTATGACCCTCGTCAGTAGTATAAAACCTACCCACCCATTTATTTTCATCAAATGTTTTAATCAATTCAAGTATTTCATCACACTCTTGCTCTGTAACAAAATTATTATAAACATAAATGTCATCGCCAATTACTTTAAATCCATCTTTATTAAACATTTTCTATTTCCTCTTCTTGAATAATAATTGGCTCAACAATACCCGTAATTTGAGATAATCTTTTAGCAACATCCATTTTACATTTAGGACATGTTGCAGTTACCTCTTTTAATATTTTAACTAGTATGTCTTGCTTGTGCTCTGTTTCTGCAATTTGTGCTGCCATTTCAGCGTTATCTAATAAACCAACTTCTTTAAGCATAGTAATTCTTTTTGTTTCAATATCTGAAATCAATTTAAGAGCGTTAGCCTTAACATTTAATTGACCTGCTTGGTCAGCATCTTCTACTGTTTTCCATGCCTCTTTAATTAACATAGAGTAATGCTGGTCTGCTCCTGAGATGGCCTCTTTGGCCCGTTCCTTAGAGCTTGTATCGTTGTATACGACAGTTTTCCACTCGTCTATAAGTTCTACTACGTCTGACCGCTTATAGCCCGTCAGAGAGGCAATCTGGGTCGGATTATTGCCCTTTAAAAGTTCGGCAACAACTTTATTCATTCGATCAAAATGATCTGATAATTCAATTTCCATATATATGTATTATAATTCTAGTTGACTAAAAAGTCAATTAGATTTGGCTATTTTATATAATATTAGATAGCCTATTAGGTCATCTATATCATTATCTCCAGCAAATCCTTTATTATTCTTTACCCTATTTAATTTATCATCAATTCTTACCTTTAATTGTTCTGTCGAGTCCGCCGTTGAAAATATTCTAATTGGCTCTAGGGCTGAATTGCCATAGGATATATTTTTCTCAATTAACATTTGAGCAACCTCTAAGCATGCATTTAAAATTTTATGTCCAGCTGGCGCTGATACGGCATGTAGATATAAATCATCGTAATGAAAATTTTTAACATCTTTATATACTGGTTTTAGCATTATAGATCCATTCTAATAGTTCATGTTTTGGTTCCCAGCCAAAATCATTTTTTGCTTTGCTATTATCCGCCAACGTCTCTTTAACTTCACCTGGCCTATCTTCTATGTATTGTACATTATTGCATATAGTTTTGGCAATATCTAATATAGATATATTTTTACCAGTCCCAATATTATATGTTTCTCCAAATATAGATTGATTATTTGAAGTAGCTGCTAATATATTAGCCTCTACTGCATCTTTAATATATGTAAAATCTCTTTTTTGAGTTCCATCTCCAACTATAGTTAATGGTAATCCTTCTTTAAATTGTTTTAAAAATAAACCAACTACTGGGGCATACTGTCCTTTTAATGGATGCCTTTCTCCGTACACATTAAAATATCTTAAAGAAATAGTTTCTAGCCCATACAAATTAAAATACACCTTCATTAAATTTTCTCCAAATATTTTAGCTGATGAATAGGTGGTTAATGGGTCTGGATTTTGAGATTCAATATTTGGTAAAGTATTTTTTTTGCCATATGAAGATGATGTGCTTGAATATATAACACGTTTTACATTGTTTTCTCTAGATGCCTCTAAAATATTAAATGTTCCAACAGCATTAATGTGCATTGATTTTCTTGGATTTTGTATAGCAATTTGAATTCTAGCATCTGAAGCTAAATGGAATACACAGTCTACATTTTTAAACAATGGTTCAATTAAATTATAATCGCATATATCATATTTATAGTTATTTGCTTCGTTATTCCAATAGAACTTTTCATTTGATACAGCACTTTCATTATCTATGCATACAACCTCATGCCCTAGATCTAGTAACCTATCAACAATATGAGACCCTATAAATCCAGCACCTCCAGTAACTAATGACTTCATTTAACATTACGCATCCATTTCTTTATATAATTGTTTTAATCCTCTTAGCGTTCCAATATCCATATACTGTCCGCCTGGTCTTACCGCCTTAATATTAGAACCCCTAGATATCCATTCCTTTAATTGTTTTCCTGGAT